AGCGACTGCATCGGTTGTGTCGGCCCGTTCTTCGCCGTGTAGTTGTTCCAACCGTTGAAGTTGCTGACCTCGTGTGTGACGTGAAAGCCCATGCCGGACAGAAAGCCGCCAAACTCCTGAAAGCCGCTCTGCCCCAAATCCTTGCGGAGAAACGGCGACAGATCCGGCGTCGGCGCCTTCGCCTCGATCGTCTCGACGAGTTCCGTGTTGTTCGCCGAAAAGTCCGGTGCCGGGATCTCTGCGATCTTGCCGTCGGTGTAGGCGTTGGCCGCGTTGACCGCGTTTGTGTATGTCTTCGCGTCTTCCGCGACGACGAAATCCTCGTTTGCCGTGGGTGCCGCGACTGCGACGGCAGTAATCAACAGGCAATCTACAAATGTTGATAGCTTCCTCATGGTCAGCCCTCCGAAAAAGGTACGTAGTCGCCGCCGACGAAAATGTAATCGCCGACGTAATCCTCGCCCCAGGCGTTTTGTCGCTCCGAGTATACGAGAACACATTTCTTGTAATGCTGTACGCCGTCCGGTGCGACGTAGCTCTTGAGGTAGACGTCCTTCGGCGCGGAGGATCCGCCGGGCGTCGATTCCGCATCGATGGGCGTGACGCGAAGATCTCCGACGCGCTCGATCCACATCTGATCGTCGTCGTGTTCGTCTCGGCCCGTCGCGAATACGACGACGCCGTTCTTCACGGTGCCGTAGCTCTGGAAATGCGACGCCGGGAAGGTGGCGATCCATATTCCGCCGGTGAATACGCAGTCTTTCGTCAGCGCATCGCCGTCGGCGTTTGTCACGCGGATCTTGCAGCCGGTGACGGTGATGCCGAGCCTGGAGCGCAGGCCAATGACGCCGATCGTCCGCGCCGATCCGCAGGCGACGCTTACCGGCATGAACGGCCAGTCCGGGCGTTCGCAGCGGCAGTCGATAAGATATCTTGCTATCATGTCAAACCTTCCTCTTGTAGTGACGGCTCTGAGTAGAACCACGTTGGAAACGTGGCGCGTTCATACGCCTGAAAACGAAAGTTGTATGGATCGTGGCCGTCGCCGAGTTTTTGCCCGTGACCGTCCAGGAGCGCAGGCGTTGTGACCTGGCACATCTTCCCCGTTTCCTTGTCGATCATGCGGATGAGCTTCTTTTCGTTGTTCTCGATCGCGCGCATCCCCGTGTCGGTGATCGCGACGTCCCATCCGATATCGACCGCCGGATCTGTCTGCTCGATGACGACGAGATTTGACTTGTATCGCAGCCGGACCGTGTACTGATACTTCCAGTCCTTACTGCCGATGATGCGTTTCTCCGCGACCGTACACAAGAGCGAGCCGGTCGGGAACTCGACGCCGCCGATCTCGACCGGTGCGCCGTTGACCTTGCAATGCGCAGACGCCCATCCTGATTGACGGGCCTTGAATTTCATGACCTTCGTAAAGACAGGCGCCGGGACCATGACCTTTGGAACGCTGTCAAAGGGATCGCCGGCCGAATTTAGAAGCGGCGTTCCGTCCACGCCTGAATTGAGTTCCTTTTCGTCGGTGCCGTCGTCCCATCCCCATTCATCGACCGCGACCGTGACTGCGCTCGAACCTTCGCCGCTCGTCTCTGTTTCCTGTCGTCCATAGTTGGCAGTCACGGTCAATATCTGCTTGTCTTTTCCGTCGCCTTCCTGGACGTCGTATGTCAGGACGTAAAGATCCGGATATACCGGATGTGCCGAACCGATTGCCGGGACGCCGGGAAACGTCAGCTTCTCGCCGTTGGCGGGCATGATACTGTCCTGGATTACGATATAATCCTTTTTGAGCGTCGTGATGCCGCTCTCGCCGACCGAATACTTGCGTCCGGCCCTCTGTTTTGATGTGTCTGCCATCAGTCAATCACCCCCATGCTTTCGGAAGTCGTCGATTCCTCGGTGTTGTCGGCCGTCTTTTCCGTGTTGGTGGCGATCCTCTCCAGGAGCGCCGTCTGCTTTTTCGATTCGCTCTGGAGCGTCGGCCCGAGTATCTGCATCCGCATCGCGGCGTTCGACCCCGCCATCACGAGATCGTTGCTGATCCGAGTCTGCCGTCCGATATCCGCCTCGGCGTCCGCGCCCATCGCCTTTCGGCCCTCGATGGATACCGCGGCCTTGTTGTATGCGCCCTGGAATTTCTCGATCGCGATCTTTCGTTCGTCGAAATTCCTCTTGAATCTTTCGGTCCGCTCCGCCTCGATCTCGTCAAGGCGCTTCGATTCGTCCTCGTACTCGTCGAGTGACTGCGAAAATGCCTGTGTCGTCAGGTTCCATACATCGTCCCACGATCCGCCCTCTGTGATCTTGACGTAAGCCGCGCCGACGAACGCGCCGATCGTGTCGCCCCAAACCTTGAGCCCGTTCTGGAGCTTCTTGTACCAGGTGATGCACTTTGCGACCGCGACCTTTGTATAATATTCCAGGTAGTTTCCGGCCGAAAGCGACGCCTCACGAACGCCGCCCTTGTATTCGTTATCGAACCATCCGCAGATCGCGCCGAGCCCCTGCAGCCAAATCGACTTTGCCTGGTTTGCGGCGAATCCCATTGCGTCGGACATCGCGTCGCCGGCGTCCGCCGCGGACTGTGGGATCTTCGGCATTGCGTCGACGACGGTTTTCAATGCCTCGACGGATGTATCCGCCGCGTTTATGAGCGGCATGAACTCCATGCCCGAACGCCCGAACGCCTGCATTGCGGCCTGGGCGCGCTTCGAGACGTCATCGACCTTGCCGAGCTCGTCGATCGTCTGGTAAAATCCCTCCATGCCCGATCGTCCGGTCGACTTGGCCATGTAGTCGAACGCCTTTGCGAGTTGGTCGACGCCCATGTTGACGCCGATCGCGGACATCGCGGCCGCGGTCTGCGTCAATTCGTCAACGCTCGTCGACGTCCGTTGCGCGACGTCGGATAGATGCCCGAGTTCGTCGATCCCGCCCTTGATCGACGAGAATGTGAAATACGCGCCGAGCGCGCCGATCGCACCGCCGACCATCGACCGGATCTGCGCAGACGTGACGGCCGCCCGGTTCTTGATAGAACCGAACGCACCGGCGGACTTGTCAACGCCTCTGATCTCAAACTGGTGGGTGCTTTTGCTCATTTTGTTTTCCCAGGTTCCTTACAGATTCCAAAAGCGCGAACACCTTTCTTTCCTGTTCGTCTTCCGCGAGCGCAGCGGACATCGCCGGCAACGCCCACGTTTCCAGGATCTTCGACCGCGGCAGCAGATTGATCGCGCCTCTGTCGCCGGCCGCGCGCCTGGCCGTCACGACCAGCATGTTCATCAGGTCGGCAAGCGCGATCGGCAGCCACACGCCGAGAGTCCGTCCGCCCTCGCGAAGAATCGCAGTCTGTGCGGATTCGCCCGGATCGCTCCCCGTCAGGAGAGCAACCCGATAAAATCCGATATACCGCGTCCTTCCTCCGGAAGAATCAGCTCACCGACGATCCTGCGCATCTGTCCGGGCGTCAGCTCGTACGGATCGAACTTGTCGCCGTCGTCAAGCGTGACATGTGAGCTTATCAGCTCGACGCATTTATCGACGTCGAGCCGACTGCCGAGAAGGTCGGCGCGCTTTTCCCGGATCTCCTTGAGTGTGAGCCGACGGCCCTTGACCGTGACATCGCCGAGCTTGAGCGTGAAGAACTCCGTGAACATCGACGTCGCCCTCTGTTAGCTGTTGACCTGCGCGGTCTGCTGACCGTTCGGCCGGAACGTGACGTCGAGCGTCGCCTTGCGGTCGCCGTTGCCTTCCTGACTTGGCGGAGAAACCTTTACGACGATCGCCTTGACGTAGCTGAAATTCGCCGTGACGTCCGAATCCTCGCCGTTCGACAGCTTGACCTCGAAAGACAGCGCGGCAGGCGCGTCGCTTTTCTGCGGACGCGCAGACGGCCCCTTGTCATAGATTGTGACCGTGATCTCGTCGTCCTCTATGAGCGCGCCGGGAATATACTGCTTGTGAGTGTCATTGAGCGCCGTGACCTCCGTTGGATCTCTGGTCCAGCCCGGCGCGTGCGGCCCCGTCTCCATTTCGTACGTCGCCGAGCCGAATGTCAGCGTCGCGCTTTTTACATGATACCTCGTACCCATTTCTTGACCTCCATGTTTAATTGAGCGCTTCCGGCTCATTGTATTCGATGTACATCACCGCCCACTCGAGCGGAAAATGTGAAATGTCGTTTTCCTCGCGACGTATGCGCACCGGGTATGCGCCGGCCTTCGCCTCGCGCGCGATGCCGATTATCATGTCGCGCAGATCTTCGACGATGGCGTTTCCGCCGTTGATCGTCAGTCCGTTCACGGACTCGTCGCGTTCGACGACGACGTTCTCGATGTACTGTTCGCCGCCTTCGCCCTTGACGCATCCGGCGACGACGAGCCGCATGGTGAACGTGTCTTCCGAGCCGACCTGTTCGTTTTCGTCGTCCGCGGCGTGAATCCATAGGAAGGGCGATTCCGCCTCGTCCGGAATGCCGTTTGCGTACGCGCCGACGTTGATTGCGAGCGCGCGGCCGAAATGCGCCGTGCAATACTGCGCGACGTCCGACGACGCCTGGATCGCCTCTGCGAGCTTCTGCATGATTGAGCGATGCGACTTCATAGATTGGCCTCCGCGAACTTCCTGTCGCCCTTGCCCTGCATGAGAGCGACGAGCCCCTTGTAATATGCACCCTTTGCCCATTCGTCGAGATTCTTTCGGACGTAATCGACGAAATAGGGCATGATTACCATGCGCTCGTTGTGAACGTAGGCGCGCGGTATATCCGCGATTCCCTGACGATGCCAGGCGCGACGCCATTCAGGATCGGTGAACCACTTTTCCGCGTCGGTTCCGCCGCGGCCCTCCTGGAATGAACATGCAGCCGTTTCCATGTGGTCCGGCCATCCGATCACCTGACGCCCGTTGCGCTTGAATGCGACGACGGATCCCCTTTCGGCGAGAACGCCGCCCATCGTCGCCGTCCGTCCGGACTTCGCGCGCAGCGTCTTCGTGAAGTCCTCGAAATCGCGAAACTTCGGAACGCCGTTGACGCCGCCCGATTTCTGCATTACTTCGACAAACTTCTTTTTGAGCCCTGCGCAGGCGCGGCCGTAGGAATACCGCCAAAGCGTCTTGGTGTCCTTTTTCATCCGCGCCGCCCAGCGGTCGATTTCCTTGAACGAAATGGTCAGCGCGACCGCGTTCTTGCCGCGGCCGCTCTTGGCCAATACGCCGGAATCTGTCATCGAGTATGCCATTACCTCGGCGCCCTCGCCTTCGATGTTGCGCGAATGACCCATCCGAAAACCGGATCGGGAGAAATCTGCTGTACGTTGAGAACGATGCCGCTTTCGAGCTCGAGCGTATCGCCGATGGCGAGCCCGACGCATTCCGCCGGATTCGAGCCGCAGACGATCGACCACGGATCCGCGGCAAATGTGCCGCGCGACGGTCCGGCCGAATCGCTCTGCGTCTCGCCGTGCAGCACGGTCGCCTTGAACGAACCTTCGAGGTGCGGCGACTTGTCTTGGCGCCACTTTACAAGTTCGTCCATCGGCTCAAACGCCGCATCGTTCTCGAACATGTCTTGCATTTTTTCGTAACGCCGGGCGCGACGCAGCCTGAGTCAACGCCGCGCCCGGCAGCCCGTAGCGGATATTAGCCGTTGCCTTTGCCACCGTCGGCCTGGTTGTCGATCACGACGACGGACTGCGGATATTCGGTGTACTCGTCCGCGAAGACGCACATCTCGACGGCGCTTCCCGGCTTGCCTTCGCCGTTCTCGCCGAAAACCTCCGTCACGCCGAGAAACGCCTCGGCGTCGTAGACGTTCGCCTTGTTGTCGTCATCGTACCATGTACGCATGTCGAACGGCTTGTCGGCCGCCGCATCCTCGGGGATGTAAACCGCCGTCCAGCCGTAGGTCGCCTTCGCCTTCGCCGTGCTGACGACGTTGCCGACAGCTTCCGGGCGAATGCCGATCACCGCGACGCATGTATCGTAAGTGGTGCCGACGATCTCGGAATCGAACAGAACGATGTCGTTGAATCCCAGGAACGTGGAAACGGCCGCGCGAACCTTGTCAAGGTCGGTGAGGATGAATCCCGCGTCGTTCTGGACGCCGGCGAGCTTCACGAGCCTGTAGCGGATCTCCGGGATCTCGACGAAATCGAGCCAGGTGTTCGTCGTCATCACGAGCGTCGGCTTGCCGTACTTGCGCAGCAGCTTCGCCTTCTGCTGGAGCGTCTTGACGACCTTGTGATCCGCGAGCTCCGTTGCCGCGGTCTTGCGCGCGGCCGTGAACACGGTCTTGAACGCATCGTCCTCGGCCTTGTTCCAGGCGAGACGCTGAGAGAGTTCCGCGCCGGCCTGATCCGCCGCTTCCGCCGACGCATACGCCGCGCCGTCGTCCTCGTACAGCTTGCCGCGGCCCTCGTAACGAGCGGCAGCCCAGTCGACGTCAACCATCTCGATTTTCGATCCGGTCAGCGCGGTGCCGTTCGTGCGGCCCTTCGTGCCCTTGCTCGACGTAAGCCCGGCAGGCGCAACCGTCGTCGTGCCGCTCTTTTCCGTCACCGGCATAAGCGGAAAGATCTTCGGGAACGCATAGCCCTTGACGTCCAACTGCGAAATGGATCCGATCGCCGCGAGATCGGGACGGTCGGCCTTTTCAACCCTGAAAAACCTCTTTGCCATTTTCTGTTTTCCTTGTTTTGTGATTTTTACTTTTTGTGATTCCGGTAGCTCGCCCTGAGTTCCGGATACTTCTGACACGCGGCCACATAGCCGATCGCGTCAACCGCCTCGGCAAACGACGAATATTTCGCCTGTGCCGCGCCGGGTGTGAGCACGGAACTGGTCAGGATGTCCCGCGTCGCCTTCATGTGATCGAGCTGCTGACGGCACGCCGCCAGTTCTCCGTCACGTTTTTCAAGGTCGGACTTGAACCCGCTGACCGCGCCGATTAGCGCAGCCAGGTTTTCAAAACCCGATTGCTTGACCTGATCCTCAAAATCCTTGAGCGCCTTGACCGCGTTCGCGCTCGTCTGTTCGAGAGCCGCGACCTGGGTTTTCAGACTGTCGCGCTCCGCGGCGACCGCAGCGCCGTCGGCGGAATCGCCGACGCGCTTCTCGAAATCGGCGATCCGCGCCTGAAGCTCGTTGATCTTCTTCGACGCGCCCCTGTAGCGAGCTTCCCATTCGCCGTCGGCCGGAGTTGACGCGGCAGGAGCCGCAGACGCCTCGGCATTGTTCCCCGCGGAACTTCCGGACGCGGCTTTTTCGGCCTTCGCCTTGGCCTTCGCCGCCTCGATCTCGGCGCGGCCCTCGTCGGTCAGCTCCTTCGATGTCAGGAACTTCGCCGCAGCCTCCGGGATCTTCGCGAACTTGTGCGGAACGATCGACGCGGCCGCGCGGACGTCGCTCTTGATCACCGTGCAGTCAAGCCCGTTCTCCTTGCATTCCGTGCCGGTGTACCACGTTTCGTCGGACATGAGCGCGGAAATCTGATCTTCCGTCAGGCCTTTGAACTTGCCGCGGTAGAACGACATGATGACGGACTTCATCTGGTCCAGCAGCGACGCCTCTTTGCGCATTTCCTCGGCGTTGCCCAGGGCGTAGCCCCAGGGGTCGTGAATCATCATGAAGCTCGCTTCCTCCATCTCGATCGCGTCGCAGGCGCACACGATGACGGACGCCATCGACGCGGCGATGCCGGTGACGTGGGCGATGATTCTTGCCTTGCTGTTCTTGATCGCGTTCGCCATCTCGACGCCCTGGACGACCAGGCCACCGGGCGAATTGATCTCGATCTCCGCTTCCTCGCCCGGCGCGAGCGTGTCGAGCCACGCCTTGAGCGGCTTGGGCGAATTGTAGTCGCCCCACATTCCGTGATAGTCGAAATCGGTGATTTCACCAATCAGACTGAATTTCTTTCTGCCCATGTTTTACTTCTCCTCGCCGTCTTCGGCTTTGTTGCCGCCACCGTCGACGGTGACGATTTCGTTCCCGCTGACCGTCTGCAAGGCGAGGTGCGGTATCCCGTTCGCCCTGAAAAACTCGATTTCCTCGCCGAACGCGAGCGCCTTGCGCTTCCAGTTCGGGCCCCATTTCTCGCGATAGAGGATCGTGCCGTTCTTCAATCCGGAATTGAGCGCCGTCTGTTCCTTGACCGGATCGAGCGAGCGGTGCGGCGGCCTCTGCCATTGAACGCACGTCCGCCGCCAGTCGTACGGCAGCGCGGAATCCTGTGGAATCATGCCGTGCCGCTGTGCCCACCGCGACCAGTTGACGATCACCCAGTCGAGGATGTTTTTCTCGAGCTTGTGGAACTCGTCGTCGAACTCGATCTGCGCAAGTACCATTTCGGCCTGACTTGCCGAGTATGAACTTGCGGCCGTGCCGGTCGCATGGATCGATCCGAGCCCGAGCGAGAAACCGACGCCGCGATGCAGCCAATTCGAGAACTCCACAAGTTTGTCGTTCGGGTGTTTTGTATCGAGTAGCTCCATCTTCAGGCCGGGGGGCATCAAGTCAAACATAATTCCGGCCCCTCGAATTTCCTCCGTGTCCACCTTGATCTGTTCCGCTTCCTCTGCCGCTTCCTGGGCAGCGTCGACCGCGGCCTGGTAGTCGTCCGCGCCGATCGGCGCCTGTGCGTCCGGATCGAGTTCCGACGCGATTTCGGCCTCGTTCTTCTCGGCCTCCTGCAGGATCTGTCCGACTTTCTGAGCGCCGATCTTCGCGGCCTGTACTTCCGATTCCTGGAGATCGGTCAGGTCTGCGACCGTGCCGAGCCCTGGCCAAAGGCGCGAACTGCCGCGCAGCTGATTGAAGCGTCCGACGCCGCGGTAAATCGTGAACATTGAATCGCGCCAGCGCAGGCCCTCCGGCTTTATGAGCGTCCACGCCGCCAGCTTGCCGTCGGAATCATACTGGTCGTATGCGGAAAGTCCGCGCTGTGACCATGAGACGGTGACGCCGATCGTTTTCCCGTTCGCATTCTTCACGATTCCCTGGAACTGCTTGTATCCGGGAAATCGGTCCTTGAACCCTATCAGGTCGCCGACGCAATCCGGTTCAAACGCGATGATCTGTCCGGTCGATGCAGCCGTGATGTCGTCGTCGAAGACGAGCACGACGTCGCCGCCGAGCATCTGCGTCCTGAGCGCGAGTTTGAGAACGTCCTGCAGGTCGAGGTCCTCGAAATATTCCGCTTCCTGTGCCCAGTTCGCGAAAGCCGTCTCGACTTTGGCGGCGGCCTTCTCGTATCCCTTCGGAAACTCGAAAACCGCCTTGCCGCCATCCACCCCGATGCAGTTTATCTCGATCTGGTGAAGAATGCCCTCGAGCCGATCGGAATTTCTCGCCGCGTTCCTGGCAAGCGCGACGAGCCTGTTGCGCTCCGATATCGTGAGCTGTCCGACCTCGCCCTCTGTTTCGGCCGAAATGCGCGGACGGTTGATCTGGTCCGGTCCGCGGACCGTGCGATATCCGCCGCGGCCGAAATATCCCATCTTGCGCAATCCGCCGATGATCGTTGCCGCGACGCGCTTCTGGACGTCGCGCGGAAGGTCGGCGAACTTCGCATGGATGTTCGCCGGAATCTCACGCTTGCGCGTCGCTGAAACTCTTTTCGACTTCGCCATGTCAGTACCTCGTCACAAGTATCCGCCGAATGCCGGTCGACGGCGCGCCGGCGAGACACCGGTTGATCTGCGCCACCCTGTCGGCGTATTCGCTTCTGAGCTTGCGCAGATCGTCAAGGTCGATGCGCGTGTACGACTTCGAGCCGCCGCCGGCCGAAATCGTCGCCGACGCGGTTCCTTTGGTCGCAATCTCGACGCAGACGCGATCGAGCTCTCGGATCGATGCCAGGAGCCGCGCACGGTTCTTTACCAGGTTGTCTCTCGAATGTGCCGTCATCACGCGATTTATAATACCATGAAAAACGGCGAGAAATTTGTCCGTCCGTCAAAAAGTGCCCCGTTCGGGCGCAAATGGCCCGAAATAGTGCCCCAATCGGGCGCGGCGTCAACTTGATTTTTGTTGCGCAGGATATTCCGGACGGCGATATTCGACCGTCTCGGCCCGTCCACATCGCTTGCATTTCACGTACACGCGACGCACGACGTTGCCGCGGTTGAAGTACCTCGACGATATCTTGCGCCAGGGGTCCCATTGGCCGCACGACGGACAAATTTCGATGGTTCTGACAATCATTTTCTGTACCTCCCGCGCCTGATTTTGTGCAGCCGCTTTTTGATGTAGATGATTTTCTTCCGCGGCACATCCGCCGCGGAAAGCGGATCCGCCGTTGATTCGACGTCGCCGGCAAACGGCGCGACGTCCGGATCGAGTGTTCCTTCCGTTTCGTCGGATGCGCCGTCGTATCCGGCAGCGGCGACGATCGCCTGGTTGCGCATCGGATCGAACAGATCGTCCTGGTGCAGCTTGTGAGGCGCGATCTCGTTGCCGTTCGGCTGTGTCTGCGCGGGCGCGACCGCCTTGAACGCCATTCCGCCGGGCGAAATGATGACGCCATCGATGATTGACGAAAGATTGTCGTACGCATGATACCAGGACGCGAGCGCGAAACATCCTGTCAGGCAGTCGCAAAAATGGTTGTCGCCCAAAGTCTGCCAATCCCACGCCGTCAGCGTCTTGTTTCCTCGCGTCACCGTGTATTTGCGCAACAGCTTTTCGTTGCAGATCTCCGTCGCAATCTCGAAATGGCGCGTCGCGTCGGATCCGTAGAACGAGAGCGATCCCGGTTGCAACGGCGTCTCGAGCAGTCCTGACTGCATGATCTCGCGCCAATACGGCGCCATTTCCGCCAGGTACTGGCCGTACTGCGATCTCGTCGCGAAGATGTGGTCGCCGCGTCTCAATGTGTCCTTGTCGCGAACGCCGAATTTGTCCCAGGGAAAACCGCGCATCGCGACGAGCGGGAAGGGCAGCGGCATCGTCTTTCGCAGAACGTAGAGCGACCGGTGTATCACCGCCGGAAGATAGCCGCGGTCGAATCCGAATGCCAGCGGATGAACTCGCCTGTTCTTTGCGTCCCGGAACGGAATCGCCGCAACCGTCTTGACGACGTGCGTAATTCCGGCGGCAATCAGGCGATTGCGCACAAGGTCGGACGAATTGGGCGGAACGAGCGGTCCGCGCTGTGGAAAACGCCCGTAGTTCACGACGGTCGCCACACGGTGCGGCCCGAACGCAGCCGCAACCCATGAGAGCCCCCGGTCCTTCGTGATGTTGACGTCGCAGAAGACGACGACCTGATCCGTGCCTGACGGCAGCACGTTGACCGGCGCGCCGTTCAACTTCTCCGCGACCGAATCGGCGTTGATGTCCAGCTCCGACGCCTGATCGCTGACCTTCATCATGATCTCGGCGTCGAATGCGACTGCGCCGAGACGCGCGCGGAGATTCAGCAGGTGATGTACCGCATCGATCTCGTCCGCCACGTCGTACTGCATCGGATCGAGTACGACGACATCGGCGAACTTGTCGCGATTCTCCATGTACCACGCCTTCGACCGTGTGCAGCGCGCGTCGTGCGCGGTCGCGTCCTCGATGTACTGTTCGACGAACTCCAGGACGAGCCGCGACCAGTTCGGGCATTTGCGCACGATGAACGGTTCGATCGTGACATCCCATTCCGGATGCTTCGAGCGCGAGCACAATTCCGTCGCTACGTCGCCGTAGCATTGCGGCGTGATCGTCACGAATGCGGATATCCGCCGATCGTGCCCGGCGAGCATCAGCGCGTCGTGGTGTATGTAGTTTACGATCGTCTCGACGCGCCTGGGGGAATGCGCATCCTTCTCCGTCTGCGGATCGTCGAGAATCAGGAAGTCCGGACGCTGACCGCCCTCGTTCGCGCCGCGCACCGCGCCGCCTACGCCGACGGAACTGACTATCGCGCCGCATCCGGCGTCGAGCGGCCGCCCCTGTTCGTCGCGGCACATCGGCAGCGTGATCTGGTCGGCGGCCCATTCAACGTCGGTCGGGATGCCGTGGTACGTCTGCGACGCCGTGCGTTGCGACACGTCGCCGAGCGCCTGGATCGGCACCGCGACCGCCGGAAAATCCTGCAATATCGCCTTTGTGCGCGAAAGCAGCTTCTTGACGACCTTTAGGTTTTTCTTCGCGAGCTTCGCCGTCGCCGAAATGATGACCGGATACCGACGGTGCCCGTACAGGATCGCCCAGGTGATTGCGCAGTAGACGATGATCGTTGTCTTGCCGACGCCGCGCCCATACTGTTTCACGGCCTGGCCACCGTGAAGGATCGTCTCTTGCACATCATGTATCAGGCCGTCGCGAATGAGCTTCGGCGGCCTGTGTTTCAAAACGCGCCGGCAGTAGTACCACATGAATTTTTCAAGATCGTACCGACACGCCTCTTTCAGCCGCGGATGACGCGGCCGGACATTGAACTCGCCGACGTCGTTGTGCCGCGCCACATGTGCCGCGACGCGCTCCGCAACGGACTTCGGCCCTTGAGCCTTCTTCTGCGCGATCCTGAGCTTGCGGACAGTCTCGGCCTTGCGGAACGCCATCAGCTCGTCGGATGTCATCTTGCGCCCGATCGTCGCCTCGACGCCGTACCGCCCGATTCCCTGCGCAGCCAGGGCGCGAATCTGCTCAATGTCGGTCAATCGTCACACCTCCAGCTCGACGCATTTGCCGTTGTGATAACAGGGGCAGGATGGGCACGACGGCGAACAATACGCGCCCAATCTGCGAACGCAGGTTTGACGTTCCTCGTTCGCCTTGCGCACAATGTCGCGTCGCCGCCCGTCGGCCTCGCGCCTTCGCGCTTCCGGAATCAGATTCGGATCGCGGCCCTCGACGCTGACGCGGAGACCGGCGTTTTTGTCCCTGCTGAGCGCGTTGACCGTCTCGGCCAGGTTTAGGATGATCCGCGTCACGTAGATCGCGAACTCGCGCGCGCCGCCTTCGCAGTTGCCGATCACCTTGTTCATCGGATTGCCGTATCCGATTATGAACTTTACGCCCGTCGAGACGTTGCGGATGTCGATTCGGCAGAATGCGACCTGATCCCTCGACATCCGGCGTTCGAGGCGCCGGTCCTGCATCGATTCGTTCGACGAAACGTGCGCCTTCGATCCTGGACGGTTCTCGATCCAATGCGTGACCGCCGCGAGCTGTCGGAGAAATTCAACCGTCATCGAGTACGTGTTGAATCCGTCGCCGCTTCCGATCATGAACATTTGCCGCCCGAATTGTTCCTCGTGGAACTTGTTTGCCTGGTGTAGCAGGTCGGTTACCTTCGACAAGATGATCTTGCCGTTCGCGTCGAGCATGCTTTCCGGATCGAAGTTTATCTCGGGCATGTGCGACATCCATGCGTCGCCGTCGCCTGATACGGGTATGGTTATCCTCATGATACTGCCTCGCTTGATCTTAGTTGCTTGATACCTGGTATGAAGACTTTATCATCTGCTCGAACATGGCGGGATTGTCGCGCCACATCACGAACAGGCGCGCGTTCTCGGGCGTCGTCCTGCGCATATACGCCTCGTCGCGACCATCGAAGACGACGCGCTTCCACCGCGGAATCAGCTTCTCGCGGATCTGCGACCGTTTCGCGGATGCAGTCATCTTTCCGTCCGCGCCGTGACGACGTTCGCGCCGTCGCTTCTGGTACGCCGCGCGCCTTTCCGGATCCGCCATCATCCGGCGGTACTTCGCCCGGCATTGTTTCCTGGCCTTTTCGACGTCGGCGTTGTATCTCGCCCGGGCCTGTTCGTTCGTCCGTTCGCGCATTCCGGGACGCTTGCGCCTCTTGCGGAAGTATTCGGCGTATTGTTTCCGGCGAAACGGATTCGCGAGAACGTCGGCGCGGTATTTTTTCTGCCGGATCTTCCGTTCTTCCGGCGTCATCGCGCGGACGCCGTTGAGACAATGCTTTCGCGCGCCCTCTATCTGTCCCGGTGTACGTTCCCGCTTTTTCATGATTTCACCTCGTCGAACAGATCGCCTTGCGGATTGTAGAACGCATCGATCGCCTGATCGACGTCTTTTTCAAGAAGTTTGGATCTCCGCAGGAACTCGGTCGATCGCGTCCGGAAGTATGAACGCTGTGCGTTTCGCATTTCGGAAACCTTTGCGACGAATTGCTCGTATGTCATGGCTTATACTCCGTATGATGAACAGATCTCGTTTTCTTTCATCCGCGGCATTTCTGCGAGCGGAAAATATTTGCCGCGGTCGTATATATACGCCTGGACAACCTCGAAATGAATGCGGTAGTAGTCTCCGGCGAATCCGGCGATCGGACACGCCCCGACGTCGATCTTCGACACTTGCACCAGCATTCGCGGTCCCGTCGGCATCATGCCGATGTAGAACATCATGAAGACGCCGCGCGCGTCGTCAAGCCACGTCGCGAGCTTCCGGTACTTCGGAATGACGCGGCGATACTCGATCGTCTTTTCGCCGTTCCATATCTTCGCGAACCATTCGCGCCTGAACGACAGGCTGTAGTCCGGCTTTATCGCTTCGCCCATGTCAGAACCTCCCGGATTCATCGACGCGCGCCGCGAGAATGTCGGCCGTGTGCGTCGCGATGATCTCGCTCGGATAGACATCGAGCGCCGCGTCGTATTCCTTTAGCCGCTTCTCGTCGAGCCCAAACGCGCCCATGTGGTGGACGATGCAGGCGCATTCCACCGGCGACAGATTGACGCCGATCTCCGACATTGCTATCAGCGCAGACGCCGCGCCGTGCCCCGGCCATTCGTGCGGCTGATAGAGATATACGATCGGTTCTTCCGGCGACGCGGTGGCGCGAACGTAGCATTTGCATTTTACGAGATCGTGCAACAGGCCGATTCTGTACGGCGATTCCTCGTACTGCCACGTCACGACGCCGGCCTTCGTCAGCCGTTCGAGCCACACCGTGACGTTGACCGAATGTTCCAACAATCCGCCAGGCCTTGCCAGGTGGTGGCCCTTCGACGCCGGCGCATGGAAGTATCCGATGCGCTCGAGCTTTGCGATCGTCCGCTTGTCGAAACATGCCTTTTCAAACATGACCGCGGCAACGCCGTCGATGGAATTGAACATGTTACTCATTGCTGTGCCTTTCTGTGTTTTTCGATTTCGTTTTTCAGGGATGTCGCCTCGCCGCGAATGTGCGCGAGACGGTGCGCAAGCCAGTCCTCGACCTTGTGCGCGACGACAATGCGCCGAGCCGCGTTCTCAATGTTGTCGAGCGCGATGACGAGACATTCGAGATCGTATCCGTATGTCATGCCTTCGCCCTCTCTCTGATCGGCCGCAGCCATTGATTCCATATCGCGTCCGCGATGTGTGCGATCATAACAGGCGGAACGCACATGCCGGTCAGGAACGTGAGTTCCTTGCGTGTGCATTCGTAGTCGATCGGAAACGACGAGCAAAGCGTCAACTCCGTGCCGTTCAGCCGCCTGGGGTAGTCGTAGGTGAAATTCATGTCGTCGGCGCAAAGCGTCGGACATATCCTGTCGCGCTTTACCAGCTTCCAGTTGAACCGCGCATCGCGGCCCTCCGTGCGTTTCAGGATCGTGCTGAAAGACACGTCGCACGGACGGCGCTTCTCCCAAATGGCGAAGTCCGTGCCCGTTATGCCCGGACGCTGATCCGTCTCGTCGATGACGTCGCCGAAAAGTATCTGCGCCTCGTCAACCCTGATATCGAGCTTCGGCAGGTCCGCGAAATCGTTGCGCAGCCCGATGAAAAATGTGCGCTGTCTGTGTTGCGGTACTCCCATCCGCGCCGCATTGAGCAGAAACACCTGGACGCGGTACCCCGTATCCGTCAGACGCGAGACGATTTCGCGGCAGTACGCCTTTGCGTTTCCCTTGACGATTCCGGCGACGTTTTCCAAAAGGCAGACGCGCGGACGCAGCTTCGCGATCGTGTCGCAGTAGACGAACACAAGGTCGTCGAGTGTCTGCTTTGCCTGGCCTTCCTTGAATCGCTTGCGCTTGCCCCATGACTTTTCGCGCAGTCCCGTCATGGAGAATGTCGTACATGGCGGCGAACCGTCGAGAAGATCGAGATTGTAGAGCGCATCCGGCAGGTCGCCGCGCCGGTTGAACTTTCTTAGATCCTCGATGTAGAGCATTTCAGGCCGCAGATTGTGCCTGTACACCTCCGCGACCTTCGGATCAATCTCGACGCCGCCCAAATGGTGGAACCCTGCGAGCTTATAGCCCATGCTGGACCCCCCCCCCGCAAATGAAGGTCCCAAACACCGTCGAACCGTGGTTCTCGATGTCTGGCGCCGGAAACCCGTCCGACAAGCTCCATCTGTACGCGAACTTATGTCCGGCCATTGATGACCTCCATGAACGCAACCGATATGTCGTCGGACCGCTTGCGCAGATATGCCGTCGCGCGCTTGTAGTCTGCTGACGATAGCGCGATCTTTAGTTCGACGAGCGCGACCGCGCCTGGTTCGTCGCCCTTATCCGCGACCGCCGGTTCCGGTTTGGATTCGACGATCGAGATAAGTTCGTCGAGCTTGCTTTCGCCGACCCACTCTGCGAGCTCGGCGCGATCGTACATCGCGAGCAGCTTGTCGGTGGCGAATTTGCCGTCGTTCACGTTCGCATCGACGACGAACTCGTTTCGCTGTTCCTCGGACATCGATGTAATATCCTGGAACCAGTCGTCGGGCGCGTTGAAGTCGTCGCCGTGCAGCCGCTTCAACGCCCTTAGCCGCTTATTGCCGGAAAGCACGACGTACTTTCCCGCGGCATGGTCGGTGACGTACGCGATCCTATCCGCGGCAAGTCCGACGGCGTTCCGGCTCATGAGCCGCACGACGCTCTCGAAATCCTCGTCCGATATCTCCGATGGATTGTCCGGATTCTCCACAAAATCGCCGAGTCTCATTTCTTGCCCTCCGTGATTAAAGTCATCAACGCCGCGCCCATGTCGTCGGCGTTGATGCCGTCCAATACCTCGACGGCCTTATCCCGATCGGCCGCCGTCAGCTTGACTTTCAGCTCCATGACGTCCGCGAATGCCGGATCGACTTCCTGGTTCTCTGCAACCTGCTGAACGGCCGGAAGGTCGGCGAGAATTGCCGCCACGTCCGCGTCGTCCATTAGCCGCGCGAGCTCGTCCTTGTCGTACATCGATGTCAGGAGTTTCGCGATCCATCTGCCCTCGACGACGTTTGCGGTGACGATGAACTCCCTGCGCTGATCCTCGGACATCGATGTAATGTCCTGGAACCACTCCGCCGGTACTTCCGCGTCGTCGCCGTGCAGCCGCTTCAACGCCCTTAGACGCTTATTGCCGGAAAGCACGACGTACTTTCCCGCGGTATGGTCGGTGACGTACGCGATCCGCTTTGCCGTCAGCCCTGACGGGATGCGCTCGACCTTGCCGAGCAGACGGTCGAACGCCTGGTCGGTGATCGTCTGCGGATTGTCCGGATTCTCGACGAAATCCGAAAGTCGCATTTTCCCGCCGGTCGGAACCGGTGCCGGTCCTGGCGTTTTCTCGACGCCGCCGATTGCCTCGGCGTTTGAGCTCGTCGTTGCCGAACCCATGTCGAACAGGGTGCCGCCGTCTGATTTGCGCTTTCTCATGTCGCACCTCAAAACGGCATGTCGCCAGCTTCCGGCGCATCGCCGTCGCCAGGCGCCGCGTCCGAACCGCTTGCCGTCGCGCCCGTGACCGTCACGTTCGCCGGCAGTACCGGCACAAGAAACTTTGTCGCGCCCTGGCGGTACTCGACCTTGAGCGGCCAATATTTCTTTTTCGTTTCGCCCTTGGTGACTTGCGCAGGCCACATCGCAATGCGCAGCTCGACGCCGCTGATCGTGATCTTGCCCGTCGCCACCGGCGACTTGTCGCTCTTGCGATCCGATTCCTCGTAAAGCGCACCGCGCATTTCGGGATCGAACTTCTTTTCTTCGCTCATGACTGTTGACCTTTCTCTGTCTGTTCGAGATAGACGTCGAGCGCGACCTTCGCCTCGGCGAACGCATCCCGGAAAATCGCTCTGCCATCCCGCCGCATCGTGTTGACCGTTTCGGCCTTCGCGACGCGAGCGAGATACAATTCCCAAAGCGGGTCGCGTATCTCGCACACCGGCGCGGGAATCGGCGTCGGCAACGGTTGCCTGGTGTCATCGACCGCCGGCGGTTTTGGTTCCGCGTCGTCGATGAACTTGAACTCGGCGGGCCATTGTGCATCCATGACGACCGCCATTTTCGGCGGTTCCGGACTCGCGGCCGCCATGCTTTTTTGTTTTTTCGTCATCTTGAACTTTCCTCTCGTTTTTCGTTAGTCAGTTGATTTCGCACACCTTTGCCGTTGCCAGTAGTAGCAAGGACCCTTTTTTCAGAACCTACCACCCGGGGGGTGGCAAGACGAAATTTTTTCTCGATCGCCTGGGCGTATGCTCGATTTTTTTGACCTCATGCTTTTGCCCTCTCTGCCTTTTCGCATTCTCGCCGATTCGCCTTCTGAATATAGTCTTTCAGATCGCGACCGTACTGTTTAAGCCATCCGGCCATTTCGTCCGACGGTTTGCAACGCCCGACGATGCCCCTGCCTGTTTCGTACTGGAGAAATATCACCTTGACCGCGCCGCCCTCGCCGTGAACGATGCAGCCGGCCGTGTAGTGACGCCGATCTGCGGACCATACCGGCGTGACGACCTTGCGATACAACCTCGCACCTATTGTCTCGGCGTTGCTCATAGAGGAAACTCCATGTCGTCCGATATATCATCCGGTTCGGCAATCTCTCCATTGCCTTTTTCTTTACACGCAAAAGGAACGGATTGTGCAGGCGCGCGCGCGTGTGGTGGGTTAGGTGCGTTTGTAGAGCCATTTTCGAAAAACTCCCCGCGCCCCGTACTTTCATTGGGACTTTTTGGAAATGACCCTTTGAAACCCACCAACCCACCGCGAAGCGAATCGACGACGGCCTCGCCCCTGGCGGTCAGCCCGGTGAACTCGTACTTTGTCTTACCTTCGAGAACTCGCGACGAATACTTGAATATCGTCGCGAAATCGGCCTCGAACTTCTTGATCGTCTTGCCGATCCGTCGCGCTCCGTAGATCGCCTTCGTCTTCTCGTCCACGTCATCGGCGTCCAGGCCGCCGATGATCATGTCCGTCATTTCTCCGGCCGTGAAGCCGAGATCGCCGACTTTTTCCTGATTCAGCAGCACCGTGACGATCTCCTTTGCGATCATGTCGTTCATCAATGGCAGTACCGACTTCTCGATTTCCGCCGTTGACAACGCCCTGATCGCCTCGGCCTCGCAACCCATAGCGCGACCGCACCTGACCGCGAACTCCGCAAATTCCGGATGACGCCTGTTGATGTTCTCGTCAACCTTGCCCTTGTCCGCGAGCGCAGCGGCGAGCGTCCGCAAAACGAACGTCATATATTCCTCGCGATGCGCCATGTTGTCGGCCTTGAGCTCGGCGGGACCCTTCGACACCTTCGGACGGCCAATGGTGCCGACCTTGATGATTCGGTCCGGCAGTCCGCCGCCCTCGGAAGTGAAGACGGCATTATTCGAGGTGAGCGCGAAAAACGCCCTTGCATACAACGTCACGAGAACGTCGGTCTTGTACAGCTCTCGCGTTTTGTGTGTTCCGCCGGTCGACGCGACCTGAAAATCGTTGTCCGCCCAGCTGATTTTGGTGTCGAAGTTGTCGAAGATCTCGAAACGGCCCTTGTCGATGATGATCCAGAAGTTTTCCGCGCCCTTGTCGGACTTCTCCATCTTGTTGTATGAATCATCGAGCTGACCGTTCGTGCGAATGCCGAGAAACTGTTTCATGCCCTGGAGCAGAAACGTCTTGCCCGATCCACGCGGACCGTTGACAAGTAGAATCGGCTTATTCTGGTCGCACATGAACAGGTTTAGGAACCATAGACGGCAATTCATGACGTCGGTATCCTTTTCGAGCGACGCATACCGAAACAGCATCGAGTGGACGAACGGATCGAGCCCGGGCCCCTCGCGCAGCTTGAACGGCATAAGTGTCGCGCCGCGCAGGAAGACGACGCCATCGGTGCCGTTCGCGACGTCCTCGACCTTGTTTGCCGTCACCTTGTACATTCGCGAATCGCCGTTGCTGACGTAGATTGCATCACCCACGCGATCCCATTCCTTCGACGGCCTGACGCGCGGCGTGACGTCCTTCATCATCGTCATGTCCTCGATCAACGCCATCATGAACTTGAAAACCTTGTTTTCGCGACTGATGTTGACTTCCGTTGCCAGGAACGACTGAAATTCATTCGACTGAATGTTGTACAGAACGCCGTCGATGCTGTCGAAGTAGAGCGATGTCGCGTACATCGGATTATCGATGTCGGCGAAAAACTTGCCGCGCGAGCGCAGCCAGGCGAGCGCGAGCATACATGACAGCTCTGTGCGTTGCGGGTTTTGCAACTTGAAATGCCGGTTGAACGAATCCATGCAGCCGACGGCCATTGACACCATGCGGCTTGCCGGGCATTTTATCGGATCATACGACGCCATCTGAATAAAATCGCCGTAGTCCTCGGCGCGTTCGCTCCGTTGCCATCCCTCAAACTGTATCGCGTCCCGACATACGTTCAAGCGAGCTATTCGCGCCGGGTCCATTTGGAAATCCACCTGATACCATTCACGATCTTTCAAGGGGGCGCGGGGACAAATGCGGCCGAACCGGCCGGCCTCGCCCATCTGCCCTCGCCCGTCCTTCCTTTTCTCGCTGTCCCTTCCTTGTTTCCCCTTGTCGCCGTCGTCGCCTGGCATGAGCGGCAGGGAAGGGGATGCGGAATCGTGCGCGCTCTTTTGCGCGCGCTGGAGGTCGATCAAATCGGCGTCCGAAAAATTCCACTTCTCCGGCCAGTCGCCGAATGCGTCGATCGCCGCCTTGAACGCCGATTTGTCGACCGTCCTGTTCGCGGCGTCCATCGCTTCAACCCAATCGGTGAAGTCCTTGACGCGCTTTGTGACGCCCTGTTCGATCTCGACGTCCGGGAGACACACCTTGCGTATCTTGCCCTCGTAACCGTCCGCCCTGAGCTTGCGTTCGACGTCGCAGGCGTGACGCTGACCGACGGCGAACAGCTTTTCCTCGCCCGTCTTCTCGTCGGTGCGCGTTTCCGCGTCTTTGTCGGCGATTATCAGGATCGACGGGACGCCCTCGAAATACTTGCCGAATCCTGGCGACCATTTCCCGGCGCCCTTGGCGTTGCAGGTCGCCGCGAGCTTGAGCCGCTTGATGACCGTGCAGACGTCCTTTTCGCCCTCGCATATTACGACCGGCTTGCCGCCGGCCGCAGCCTTGCGAATAAGTGGCAGCTGATAAGGGATGTATTCGACGCCCTGCCGCGCGACGCCGAACGTCCAGCCTGTCTTTGATTCCGGATCCGGCGACATCTGAATGAATGTCTTGCCGCCCTTGGCGTCGGTGTAGACGCGCCGATCCACTCGGAAGACGATCGCGCCGTCTTCGCGCTTGTAGTCGTAATAGCAGACGTGCTTTGATGGACGTTTTTTGCGAGCGGCGAACGTCGGCCCGGCAACCTTGGCCGCAGACGCCGCCGAATCGCTCGATTTCCGCCCCGTGGCGGCCTTCGTTGACTTGGCCTTACTCTTTGCCTTGCCCTTGCCGCGGACGCGCCCTGCGCCGTCCTCCGGCATTAGGTCGCGAACCTTGAGCCCCAGGGCGCCGCAAATGTCATCGGTCGTACATCCGGCGTAACACTTGACCAAAATCCGCCCGTCCGTGCCGACGTTGACGTGCATCGATGGATTGTGATCGTCATGTGCCGGACAACAGGCCATCCATCCGCCGTTGCCGTCGTCCGTGACGCCCTGGAGCTTTTCGAGAAAATCGTTGATGTTCATTTTTTCGGCCCCGTCATGTGCCTGAATCTGGTTTTGCGCGTGAGATACGGCGACTTGCCCATCCGTGCGCGCTCATACGTGAAGCGCGTCAGGTGGCGAATGTGCCGCATCGACCAATATACCCGACTGTGAACGTACATCGCCGTCACTCCGCGATTGTATTCAGGCGCGAAAACACGATGTCGAACGATTCGGCCACCTCGATTGTCGTGTGAAACTTGTCGCCGTCGCCGTCGTCCTCCATCTGATCGAGTATGATGTACGTCGTCCCGGCTGATCCGGATGCGACCTCGATCCGAACCACCCTGTCGATGTTGATTGCGATCTTGCGATTCCTGATCGCGTCCGTGAACATCCTGAATTTCATTGTCCGACTTGCCTTTCCCTTTGTGTGTTTACGCCGCGACGTCGTGCCGCAGCTGAAATCGAATAAAGGCCGGTTTTTGCCCCCCCCCCCGGCCAACGGAGGGTGGTAGGGATCGCGCACGCCGGATGACCGTGTGATTCGCGATCCATGAGGACTTCCGACCAGTTTTCGCGGTGTCGCCGGTCGACCTTGCGACATAGCCCAGTTTTACACCCGCAATTCACCGACGCCATTCCGTTTCGGTGTATACCCCGATCGGATCCGCGACGATTCACGATATCAGCATTCCCGCTCGCCTCGTGTTCGGCTGATAAATTCAAGTTGGCGGCCCTGTCGCCTCCGCCGGTGAAATTCCCAAACCAATGCACCCCGTACACCACCCGCAAACGGCGCGCCGCCGGCAGCGTATCCGCCGACACGCCGACAACCGCAGAAGGGCGCTGATCACGTTTCACTCGGACAGGCCCGGTCCGGCCTGTCTTGTAGTCATCCGCGATTGTGACAGTCTGCGTCATGATTCTCCCTGGCACATCCTGACGACGTTGAACGCCTTGTCGATGTCGACGCCGACGCGAGCTGAAAGAACGTAGTCGAATCCGTCTGAATCTCTGACCTTGACGATCTCCGCACCGTCGCAGCTTTCGACGGTCTCGCGGCGCACGTCCTTGGTGTGCGCGACGGATACGACGCTTCCGCGCCGGGCGATGACGGAAAAAATCTTCTGCCGCCTGTGGTCGATCGTCGCCGTTCCGATGTACGCCGACCCTTCCTTGAATGACGCCGCGCTCATACTGCAATTTCCTTTCTGGCACCGCCCTGGTATACTGCCGCGCCGGTCTCGTCGCGCTCGACGATTCCGTCGTTCGGCATTCCCTCGCCGCTCTCGATCGCTTGCAGAACCGCCTCGACGCGAAACATCATCGAACCGTTCCGCGTCGTCGCGAACTTCCGGCAATCGAGAGGATGACGCACCGCGAACGCGCGAAGCCAGTTCTCCGGGACGTCCGCGACCTCGGACACGATTGCGTCCTTCGACGCCCATTCCTTGCGCGTTGCCATCATCATATCCGGCCCTCCCGCCTCAATCGTTTCGCCGCGTCGCCGCAGAATGTTTCGACGGTGCCGAAAGTTCTACTTACAACCTCGATATCGCGCTTTATTACTCTGGTGATTCTGTTGGCAGCCTCTTTTTCATTCGCTGTTGAATCACGCCAACAACTCTCGAGCGACCGGCAAAATATATCGACCCTGCCGGGAACCCGCTCGTCGATCTCGATCTCGATGCGTATCATGCCGCACCTCCAGTCGCTTGCGCCGTTTCCTCTGCGATCTCGCTTTCGGCCTCGCATTCTGCAGGTTTATCCTGATCGTCACCGCTTGCGGTGGCGACGCCAGGATAAAGCGATACCGGCAGCTCGACGCGACCGCGCGTGACCGCCGTCAGGATCGCGAGCATTTCGCCGTTGCGCGAACGGAAATTCATTCGCGCCCGGTTGTCAATCTCGTCGAAGACGTCGCGCGGAATCTCGCGCAGAAGCGTCGTGACCGTGTTCTCTTGGTTCTCTGCCATAATTCACCCCCTTACCGCGACGCCGTGCCGCACCCTGTCAGCAGCCGAGCGACGGCAAACCGACGATCGATCTTTTTTGCGGACGGTGATATATCACTATCCGTCCAAAAAAAATCGCGCTTGCTGTATGCCGATCGGCGAAGTCCTCGGCCCCAACGGTCAAGGACTTCTTTTGCGGTCGTGCCGCGCTCTGCCGCAATCCGCTTGGCGATTTCCACCATCTGAAATGTCGCGTTATTTTTCATACTTCGCCCTCCGTGCTTTTTGATTCTCCGCGATCGTGAGTTCTGTCAGCTTCACGGCGTCACGATACTTCTCCGCGACCTCGCCGTTCGCGTCGAGCACGCCGACGGTCCGCGCGATATTTTCGACGCCGCGCCACATTAGATCGAGAACGGACAGTCTGCCGTCACCGGCGACAACTGCAGCCGTAATGATTGCGATTGCCTTTTTTTCAGGCGGCACAAGTCCGCCCAGCATCACGTAATGATCAGGATGACGCCCCTGCCGCGACTTTTTCGTTTTCGGTTGCATGACTTGATGTTCCTTTTGAGTTACGCCCCCGAACTCCTATCGGTGGCTACGGTGAATATAATATCAAAATGATATATCACCCGTCAAGGGGGTGTATTATCAATTTTCTATCATCGTGTTATAATGAACGCAAAGGAGAAAATAAGCAATGTTCAAGCTCATCAAAAACATCGGATGCCTGGCCATCATAATACTCGCCGGATGGTTTTTCTATGGCGTATATAGCGATATTGAGAATGCAGAATCGTCGCGCCCGGCGCATTCGGCGGTCGACAATTCAAGGCAGCCGGACGCCGACATCGTTGAAATGATGTTCAGCCGTGCTGATCGCGATCACTTGCGCGAGAAATACGGCCCGAAAGCGAATGTCGGAAAATCCGGAACGCCCCGCGTCGGCAATCATCGTGACGGATGGTTTTATATTCACGAATATGTCGGCCGCGACGAACTCGGCCGAACTGTCCAGGAATATTCCGGAATGCTCTACAAGACAAACTCTGCAACCGCCTGGACATACTACGCACAAGACGCCCTTGCCGACATTCTTCCGGAAGTGACCGTCAATGGTCAGCCGCTCCCGAACATCCCTCGAAAATAACCCGGACGTGTGGTGTTATGTGTGGGAACTCGTTTTTTGAAATGCAGCCGCAAGCCCGTCGCCGCCGAACATTTGCCCATATCCCGAACGCCGCCAAAGGTTCGACTCCCCTCACCTCCACCATTAGCAAATGCCTGATTTTATTGAATGAAATTGAACTTGATAGATATCGCGCGTGTGTGTATTGTGTGGGGACTTGTAAAGGCATTCCCCGTCGCTGAATCTGCTGAACCATAAACAGGAAAAACAGAAATGACCATCTACAAACGCCGCAAAACTTGGTGGGTCGAATATCAGGTCGACGGAAAGCGATACCGCCAGTCAACCCATACACACAAATACGCCGTCGCGAAAGCCTGGGCGAATCAGATTGACACCGCCCGGAAGATGCCGACATTCGAGGAAGCCGTCGCCGTGCTTAAAATGTTCTACAAGAAGCCGGTTGACGGTCTATTGCCCATCGATTCGACGTTCGACATTTATCTCGACCTCGCAAAGGCAACCGGCAAGACCGCAATCAAGTCAGACACCATGACGCGCCGACACAACACCGTCAAACGCCTGATCGAATGGTTGCACCGCGAACGCCCGACCGTCAAGACGGTTGAAGCCGTGACCGGCCCGATCGCCGCAGGATTCGCGACCTATTTGACGACGCTCAAAGGGCGCGACGGCAAGCCGCTGAAATCGAAATCGCGAATCAACATCATCGCCGACCTTACGACCGTATGGGAACTTCTCGGCAACGCATCGACCAATATCTCGAATCCCTGGCCGTCCCTGCGCCCCCAGGACATCGACGGCGAGATCGGCAAGGCGTTTACCCCTGTCGACGAACGGCGCGTCCTGGACGCCGCCAGGCGCGTTGGAAAGCAATGGTATGAAGTATGCGCCATTATGAGGCATACCGGCCTTAGATACGGCGACGTCGCGCGCCTGACGTGGACGGAAATCGACGGCGACGCCCTGCGTCTCTCTCCGGCCAAAACGAAACGGCACAAAATCGCCGTCGCTATCCCGATCATCGAGCCGATCCGCGACATGATTGCGGCGTTGCCGCGTACTGGCGACTACCTTTTCCCGGTCCACGCCGAGCTATACGGCAACCGCGGACGCGCAGCGCGCGAAATATTGAGCTTCCGGGAAGTCCTTGACGCGGCCGGACTTGGCGACGCGGGATATACCGTTCACTCCTGGAGGCATACAGCCGCGACGCGTCTGGCGGAATCCGGCGCGGACATCGAGACGCGCAAGGCGCTTCTTGGCCACCGTGTCGACGCGACGGCCGAACGATACGATCACGACGAGCACCTGGACGCAAAACGCGCCGCGCTCGAACGCGCCTCGATGATTACGACAACGGATCGCCGTCGCGAATGATGTACTGTCTGCGCCGTGAAGTGCCGTGCAACAGCAGCCCGGTCGAAGGCAGGTACATCGGCAGCATCGTGCATTGCCGGAAGACGGCGTACAGATCGATATACACCGTGTTCTCGCCTGAGTAAACCGGCTTCGGCAGCATCATGACGTCGCCCAATTTGTACACGGCGCCCGTCGTCTCGTCTTTCCAGTGCCGATTCCACGCCCATGTCGTACCCGCGAACGAACTGTCGCCCGACTGCGGGATGGTGTAGAGTTGCGTTGGAATCGTCAACTGTGATCCCGCGTCCTGAGCGCCGAGCGTCGCAACGATGACATCGCCGGCGTCGCCGCGCTTCCGATATTTCAACCTGACCGCAACCTGGATCGGTGTAAAATTGGCCTGGAGCGATACCGGCGTCCAGTCTGTATACCAGTCGCCCTCCGAATCATTGTCCGGATTATAATTTTGATCGCCGATCGAATGGTAATGCGACGTCAGGCCGATCTGATGCGGTGGTGTTGAAAAACCTGTGTTGTATGGCGGTGGAAACAATGTATTGTTCCATGCAAATGTATCATCGACAGTGTATCCAATCGGGTTAGCATCGGAACTTGTGCGAAACCTGTTGTAAGTTGTATCGTAAGAGTTCCAGACAGTGCCGTCCTTTTTGTGCCTGTCCTCGCCGTAGTAGTGGACGGTAGACTTGATGTTGGTCCAGTTTACAAAACGATAACCCGCATTGGGGACGGCGGTGTACTGAGTGACTTTTCCGGTCGCCTCGGCAAAAACAGTAGTATAGTTTCCGCCTGCAGGCCGCTCGTCTCGGGAACAAGCGAACGGATGCGAGGTTTGGGTGACCCTGCCCCAGTCCGGATTATTTACCGTGATCTCCATTACGTCGGTGTCGTTGTACCCGCGGACGTCCACGGCGTCGTGTTGATGGTTTGCGCAGTTGCGGCCGTTACGGACAATTTGTTATTCGCGAATTTCACGAGTACGCGAGGTGCCTTGATCTGGTAATCGGGCGATCCCGTCCACTCGATGCCCGTTGCGAAATAGACGCCGGCCGCGAAGTCCGACAGATCGATCGTCTGCCCTGTCAGTTTTCCGATCTCCTTGAACTTTAGCGATCCGTCACTTTCCCGGAACAGAACATGTCCGCCATTCGTGCCGGTCGCCTGGAGGTCTGCGGCAATTGTGGTGGAAGACGTCGGCGTTCCCTTTTTGAACCCCTTGATCTGCAGCTTGCCCTCGTCCGAATTGTCCGCGCCCTGCGCTGAATCGTGCGGAATGAACTCGGTTGAAACATCGTCTGGCGTGACGGATCCACCGTCGCCCGATCCGCCGACCGTGATGACGGACGTTGCGAACTGCTTGATCTTGCGCTCCCCGTCGGATGTCACGGTCGCGTTGCAGATCGGTATGCTGAATTTATCCGCATCGTCTTCTGATCCGGATCCGCTCGAACTGCTTGACAGCGTGTTCGAGAACTCCGCTCCTGGATCGTCGCCGAGCGTTATGTTTAGATAGAGCGTTCCGCCGCTCGATGAACTGAGCATCGAGTCGTGCAGTAGGTACCATCCCGCAGGATATTCGCCGCCGGCAGCCGGGAGGGATTGCGCCGGATTGAGCGATCCGTCCGGCGTAACGACGAGCTCCGACGTCGGCAGCCAAATGATCCAGGATCCGCTTCCGCTTCCCGCCGACTGAGCCCATTGAACGGCATACGGCGCGGCGTACTCGGACTCAAACGCGAGCCCGGACACGGCGCCGGCGCGCCGCGACACTTCGCCGGATCCGCGAATCAGCTCCGAAAATTTCCGCGCAGCGTTTGGCCCGAGTACGAATTTCCGCGCCATGATACACCCCTTACTTTATCGAGCAGTCCGTGCAGTTTCCGGACGGATCGCAGTTGATGCACGTCGAGCCGTCCGATATCTGCATCGAGCCGTCCGACATCTTTGCGACGGTCGCCTTTGCCGCGTCGCCGCCCTTGTCGACGAATGCCTGGTACGCCTTCGAGCCGACGGCCTTTGCAAGCAACGCCGCGTCGCTTGGCTTTATGACGTCGAGAACGGTGATTCCCTTCGGTGCTTCCGCGTTGATCTTCGCGATCGACGGCGCGACGTCCTTGAATGCGTTGCAGATTGACGCGATGACCTCTGCCGCGCTGTCGGTCGAATTGGTGCCGACGATCATCAGGTCGAGCTCATGCGTCTTTGTGGAGGGGGACAACCAGGCCGTGTCCTCGCGATAATGCGCGACGAACGCCTCGCGCTCCCCAGGTATCGACGTCAGGCGGCCCATTCCGATTGCGAGCTGTTCGGAATAGCCGTTGACGTACATGCCCTTCAACTCGACATCGCGAAGTTTTCCAGGCGTACCGCAGCCGGACATGCCGGCGACCATTGCCGCGAGAGCGGCGAGCATTATCAGTTTTTTCATGTTGTTCCTTTTTTGTTGTTGTAGTGGCGTCCGCCGAACATGCGCACACCAAAATAAAAGAGTTTCGCCTTTACCGCGCCGACGCCATCCGCGCGCAGGTTGTCGTAAAACGCGGCGTCTGCATCCTTTCGCGGGACGCGGCCCGTCTGGTATGCGTAATCGTGCCGCACCGCCGCGCCGATTGTGTCCGCCTCGAACGGATGCCCCAGGACGCGCCAAAGCAGACGCGGGATCGATGCGCCGTCCGTGACGAATCCCGCCGGGACTTCATGATATCTCGCGACGAGCTCGTATCGCCCATCATCGCGCGGCATGAGTACAGGATGCGTCATCACACCCCCCTTATGAAGTTTATGAGCTTGATCGCGACGTCCGACCCGAAGAGCAGCGTCACCAACAGGACGAGCCCGATACCCGCGATCCATAATCCCTGACGCTTCACGCGACTGCCTGTTGCAAACTGGCAGTCGACGACCGCTATCAGCGACGAGACGAGCGCAGATCGCATCAGTTCCGGCTTTTCCGGATGTTCGTCGGCGTTCTTCAACTGCGCGACGCACATATCGCGTGTGACTTTATCCATCGTCACCCCTCCGTCGGAATGGCGTCGAGAAGGGCGTTGACGGATTCCGCGCCGTAGTGCTCGACAGCCCACGCCTTCGCGTTCTGGAAATCCTCGTCGCCCTCGTAGATGTACGAGCACATGAGGAAATCGTCGTACTTGTCCGCGGCGACGAGCATCGCCTTGACCTCCGGCCAGCGCCCCGCCGCCGAGAGAGCGCGCTTCATCGCGAGCGGCGTCCATCGCCTCTCGCTGTCCTCTACCGTGACCGCGCTCATCGGCGCGGAACCGGGAACTACCTTGCTTGCCATAGATACCCTCCGTTTGGAAGTTTGAATGCCGGGCTGAAATGCTTGTTTATCGCCATGAGCCAGCCCTTCCTGCTCATGAGCGAGAGATAAAGCCGTTTCGTCGGATGCGCCGCGAACACGCAGAACGCGCGCCGCGTCCGACGCCATATCCTGCGGTACAGGCGCGGCGGATGCGCCGCGTGCAGCGCGAATCCGCAGATCTTCACGCGCCTCGATGCCGTCGGGAAAACCTGCCAGTCATCCTTGATCTCGCATCCCATCCCGGCAAGCCACGCCTTCGCCGCGATCCTCGCCTTGTGCGCGGCCTTCTTGAACCGCGCGAACGCGATCCAGTTGTCCATGTACACGAACGCGCGCGAGACGCCCTTGATCGAGCGGACGAGAAAGTAAAGCGGGACGAGGTAGAGATTCGCGAGCGAATGCGAGAACGGATATCCGATCGGCAGTCCGCCGGTCGCGGACCTGAGCACGGCGTCGAACATGTCGAGAATGCGCCGGTCCTTGAATATCGCCTCAAGCCGCGCCATCATGATTCGCGCCTGAATGTGCTGATAGAACTTCCTGACGTCGAAGTACAGACAATATTGCGCGTCCTTGCGGTGCGTCCGCAGGAACCGCGAGCACTTCGCGGCCGCCAGGTGTCCGCCCATGCCCTTGCGCGACGAGAACGACATCGAATGTATGTGCCGCTCGACGTACGGCCCTGCGACGTTCCAAAGCATGAGCATCGCGATCGACGCGGCGAACCGCGGGATCTGCAATCGGCGTTCCTTGCCGCTCTCGAATATCGTCTTTTCGCGCGGATTGGCGACAACCGCCGCGAAGTCGCGCCGCGCCGCCTGGAGAATCCTGTCGGCCCGGCGCTGGTCGAACGCCTTGCGCAGCTTGACGGGACGGTTCTTGTTGTAGGCGTCCCATGCCGCGCGGACGTTTTCGCGCGTGAATACTTTGTCCGCGAGATAGCCGACGCGCTTCATGCCGCGCACCTCCATCCCTTTGGTGCCGCCGCCCTTCGAGACGCGAACCGCGCCCTACTAACCGGCCTTTCATGCACGTTTTTCACCGCACCGCGCAT